TTTATCTGCATTAATACCTTTTAATACACCATCTTCTGCTATAGGATCTATGTTTAAGCTGTCTGACGCTGTATCTAAAGAGATATCTCTATCAGATGGAGTCAGTATAGTCCCTGTCATAAATTTAGTTATTTCTGCAAGTTCTTTAGCCATTAGTACTTTATTATCTTTCCATTATATGTTGTATAACCATTGTTAATAGTATGAACCATAAGATTAAAATTCCCATTAGTCATTATATCAGCAACACCTATATTGTGGCTCCAGTTAGTAGGTCTTCCTTTTAAATAACTCTTAGTCATATCAGTCAAGCATCCCATTGAATGTGCCATGTGTGCTCCATTAATGTGTTGGATGGTTGCTTTTTGGCAATCGTGAGTATGCCCATAGATAATGTTGCATCCCAATTGTAAGGCATGGGTTCTTGCGTGGGACACTCCCATGAAATGTCCCCCGTGATATGCGTAGAGTTTGCTTCCAAGAACTTGAAATACTTCTCCGTACTTGTGCCACTCGTAGCCTCTTTCATCAAACTTAAATGCTTTTCTTGATCCATACTTATCTAAGTAGGGGTTTTCTTGGACGAAATGATCGAACCAGAGTTCGTGGTTTCCTTGTGCAAAGATCTTCTTCTTGCATTGAACCAATTGTAAAACTTCATCAATTTCATCAAGTCCTTTGTTTCCCGCTTCAATTTCTTTGTCTATTGCTGGTAATTGATATTCAACTGGAGGTCTTTTCTTTTTTGACCACTGCCAGTGACTGACCGATTCCCCATCAATAGTGTCTCCCAACAACAAAAAAGCTGAAGGCTTTGCTTCCTTTAATACATTTAACGCACATGCATAAGCTTTCTTATCATGATTTGGAAAATGTAAGTCTGGAAATATAACAACCCGTTCTTTTATCTTAATATTGTCTTCCTGGTTGTCCACCTTCAAACCTATAAGGACCGTCTCCTTCATAGCTAACTTCTTCAGTTACAGGATCATACTTTGAAGGTTCAATAGCTGCACGTTCTTCGCCATAAGACTCTCTTATGTCTTCACGAGCATTTTGAAGCTTCCTAACTTGGTCCAATGTTTTTGTACCAAATTTGCCATCTACTTTTAAATTAGAACCATTAGCGTTTAATGCTTTTTGCAAGTCCATAACAGATTTGCTATTTTGAGGGTCAAAATTTGATACAAGATAGTTTAATCTATTTCCTACTTGAGAAAACCTATCTCCTTTAGCAACTTGCTGAGGTCCTTGGTCGCCAACTGCTGGGTCATCTCTTCTATGTGTTGTAACCTTATAATCTCTTTCTAAAGCACGTTGTCCAGGCTTTATTCCAAGCATATCTTTTGTTCCACCTAATACACGACCATACTTACCTCCACGAAATAAGCCTTTATCATCAGTCATTGCACCTAGGATTTTGTCTAATAGAGCCATAATGTCTCTCCTTTATTTACCTTTTATTTCAAAATGTACTAAGTCATCAAAACCATTGTCTTTAGTTGTGCGTTGTTCTTGCTTAAGAGAAGATGATGACCAATCTCCTCCCCAACGAATATCAACTCCCATTTGACTAGCTACACCTAAAACAAAACCACCTAACATATGAAAATCATCTCTAGCGTTCCAATCAATAGGATATGGAGCAATATCAACAGCTTTTCCTTCAACATGCTTACCAAATTTTGTTTTAGATTTACCTTGATCTACTAACTCATTTTGTCGTTCTTGGGACCTAAGTCCTTCAATAACAGTAATATCAAAATATTTACATACACGTTCAAGAACTACAACTAGTCTAGGGTCTACCCCTTTTAGTTTTTCTTTAGATCTTTTACCAAATTTTGGCATTATTTCTTTACTATTCCTTCAACAATATCTGTAACTAAATCAACAATTTTTTCAAAAAACAATTGCTCTTTTTCTTCACTTACAAATGGGATATCTATTTTTTTATTAATTTTAGTAGCTACTTTTTCTTTGTATTCATCAGATTGTAAATGCTCAATCATGCCATCAGCATACTTATTTACAATCTCATCTTTAGCTTTATCTATTAAGCCCATTAACATCACTTTGCTCATTTTATTTTCCTTATGTTTGTTATTTTATATCCTAAATAAATAATAGTCATTATTGCTACTACGCATTGTAAAAGAGTACTAATCTCCGTTAACGACAATCCGTAATTCATTAGACTTGCTGTTGTTACTTTTAAACTATCCATAGTTTATTTTTTCTTTCAGCCCTTCTTTTTTACAATTTTTTTTACTTTACCATTATGAGTTCTAGCAAATTTGTGTTTTTTAGTTTCTCTTATTAAAGAACCACTATATCGTTTGCCACCCCACATCCAACTAACTTTTTTACCTGATGATTTTTTCTTTTTTGTAGCCATTTATTTACATTTCCATCTTCTTCTAGCTTGTCTTATTCTAGAGTTAGGATTGTTTTTTGTTTTTGCTGAACTCTTTTTTAATTGACCAGCTGATCTAGCACAATAAGACTTACGTCTTTTAGCTGCTTTACTTCCTTTTTTTACTTTTCCAGTTACTGCAGTTTTTAACTTTGAACCAGGATTGGCTTTTCTATAAGCTTTTACTCCTTTTTTAGTCATTCCAGCACCAGATTTAGTTTTTCTATAATTACCACCTTTACCAGTAGTTCTTCTTATTGGCTTTTCTTTTCTTTTTGTTGCCATAATTACTCCTAATGTTTTCCGTTTACTCTAGACAAGCTTCCTTTTATTTCCGATACTTGATTGTCCAAATCATTAATTTCCTTCGTAAGAGAATCAAATTTCCTGTCAAGTTTGTCGTCACTTTTATTCCAGCGGTTAATAAGCTTAATAACCATACTTTCCATGTTTTCAAGTGTTTCACTTTGTCCCTTATTTTCTACTTGTAAGTCTTGCAAAGCCTTTGCTTGTTCATTTCCACGTTTGTTCATTGAATAAACCATGAATACAAACATTGCTCCCACAACGCCTATCATACCCGCTTCTTGATAAACTGCTAAAAAATCCACTACTCTTTGACCCTCCGCAACTCTCTGTTAATAAAATAGTTATGATTAAAGTCATCTTCAGTTAAGATTACTTTCTTTTCCTTTTTTTCTTTCCCCAGGATAAGGGATTTAAGTTTAATTCTGTTTGATACCATTCTAGTTGTTCTTGCATTTGTGTTATTTTTACTTCCTCTTCTTCTATATGCTTACTGACAAGTTCTTCAATTCTGGTATTAGCAGATTCCATTCTACGTTCAAGTTCTCCAATGCGATTTTCAATACGTAAGTAGCCAAGCACAATAACAGCAACTCCCACAATAATCTGCCCAAGCCACTTAATGTTAAGACTAATACGAAAGTTGTCATCAATCTTTGCCATGCCATATGATCTGTACGTTTTCTCATCACTCATGGCTTGTAGTACTTATGAAAGTCTTCAGGATTCTCTGCATCAATAACAACAAAGATAGGAGACACAATAGTATTTCCCGTTCCAGAACCGCCAATAATTGCATATAAATATCTGCCTTCTTGATAAGGTGACTTAATTGTGTCATTATCAAAAAGATGTAAAAAACTAGTGTCACTAAACACAGGAACATAAACACCATCAAGTATTTCGTCTGTCTCTATTCTACGATTGCCATTATAATCAATAACTTCGCCTACACTAACTGTCCGATGTGGCTGAGATGGAAATTTACCCATTCCATATTTTTCAACTTGTTGATTGTACCACATCGTAGACGCTTTTGTAATTTTTTCTAAATTTGCTTTTGTTTGCTTTGCTTTAGCTCCTTCACCGATACGGCTATAAGCAGGAGCTGCGGTAGTAGCCAAAGTAGCCATGATAGCCATGGTAACTGCAAACTCAGCCAAAGAGTTGCCTCTATTCCCCAACCCATTCATCCTTTTGCATTTCAGCTATAGCTTCACTATGAGATAAAGCAGTAATACCACTTACTCCCTTGACTTGATCTAAAGTTCCATCTGCTATTGCTAATTCATACTTAACAAGAACCTTTGTATTGTCTTTGTTCCATCTTGGACTACCAAGTTTTCCATGTTTAAACGCACTCTGTTTCCAAGTTGGCGATTGCAATGTCGTGGTATCCACTTCTTGAGTTGTGTACTTATACTCTTCTTCAACTTGTGGTACAGAATGAGGTTCTAACATGAGTTTTTTAAGTAACTCAGCTTTGGTATCGCTTGATGAATAATCTACGTCACAATCGTCCATATAAGCCTTTATCTCTGCTTTTGTGTTATCATCTGATGGCGTGTAATCGTATTTGTCTACCATTCTTGTAGCAGTTTTTTCTACATCCTTATAAGTGTATTCATTCCAAGACAATCTATCAGCAGTTTTGAGTTTGCTTGGTAATGCTGACTCCCATTTAGCTTTAGTTAATATTAAATATGTATTAGTCATTTTTATGCTTTCCTTTGCCATGCTTATAATTTTTTTGAATTTCAGCTAATGATAATGCTTTGTTGTAAATTTTAACTTCGTCAATTAAACCATCAAAATAACGACTTGGACTATTAGCTCTTGCTCCAATAGCAAGGTGAGTTGGAGCAGTTCCTATATTATAAGTATTAGTAGTTGTTGTCTCTAAAGTCCCATCAACATATATATATTGCTTTGTTCCTGTTACTACAACAACACCATGATACCATTTGTTATCATTTACAATAGATGTGCCAGATTGATTATCATCTACAAAATCTGACCAAGTAAGTTTATTTGAAGAAACAGACATTACAGAATCATCATCACCACCACCATTAGATATATAACTTATAATAGTTGCCTCTCCACCTATTCCGCTTGTTCCAGATGTTGTTTTAAACCATGCTTCTAAAGTATGTTCCTCAAATAATCCAAGAGATGGTGGAACTTCTATATACTCGCCTATATTGCCATTTAACCTTAATACATTGCTACTTGAATCTGTTAACGGAAATCCTAACCCATCTTTGTTAGAATTTAATCCCTCACGAATTGTGATTGAATCTGGAGTACCAGCGGGTGTGCCATCATTTGCACCAAGAAAACTAACTCCATTATTTTGTGTGCCATGATTATTATTACCACTTCTATCTTCTATTCCATCACTACCAGTAATATCTGGAGATGAATGAGTTGGATTTAGTAACCAATAACCTTTAAGATTAGCAGAGTATGATGTAGTTAGGTCTACATTTCTACGACCAAGAGCATATATTGCAGATATTTCTGTACTACTTAATACCTTACTCCAAATAGCTACTTGGCTCATATGACCTTTAAATTTAACATTATCTCCACCAATTCTTATATTTGAAAATGATGGGTTAGGTGTAGCATCTTGAGTACCATTTGATAACAAACTTCCATTAACATATACTAATGGTTTTGCAGAAGATGCTTGTGTCAT